CCCACCGACTCCAGAACCAAGAAAGGTTGACACAACAGGTAGCCGATGCCCTTTGGAAAACCCTCGAACCTGCTGGAGTTATGGTTGTTATCAAAGCATATCACGATTGTATGCGATTGAGGGGAGTAAGAGCTGAAACAGGGGAAACGATTACCTCGGTTGTTAAAGGGAAGTTTAAAGAGCAGGAAAGAACAAAGGCAGAGTTTCTGTCTTTAATTAAAAAATGAAAGTCACAACATGTATACCACTTCAAAAACATACCTTCGAAGAAAAGTTTTCTTGGCTTGAGAAGCAGTTAAAGACGGTGCATACTGATATTTTTGTAACACCACAGGAATACTTTGGTGGCGACTACATAATGCCAAAGGAGACTGCATTTACTAAAAAGTTTCTTCTTCCAAAACTTGAGTCATTGAGCAAAGAAACCAATACAGCACTTGTGGTTGGTGTTATTGAAAAAGTGGCTAAGGAGTACAACCAAGAAAAGATTTGGTTTATTGATGACACCTTCAAGGGTGAGGTAACAAAGTTTGCTGAACCTGCTTACTGTGTTCTTGGAAAGGGAACATATAGACTTAAACCAGAGAATAACCTCGACAACCGCTTCAAAACATTTCGACTCAAGTCAGTCAATGTAGCAGGTTTTTTCTGCTGGGAAGTTTTTGGGGATATGCTTATGGCTGGACTTGGTATGCTTGAACCCGATTTGGTATGCTCTCTTATTAAGTTTGGAATTGCTGGCTATCCAAGAAACGAAAAGAACGCAGTTGGTCTTCTAAAAGTTGGGAGTATAGAGTGGTGTGGGGGGGATATTTGGTTACAACGTCTAAAGTACGCTTCGGAATTTGAATTGTTAGCTCCTATTGTATGCTCTACTAACTCGTGGGGACTCAAAGCAAGATTTCAACCTTTAGTTGGAACTTACTACCCATTTGATATGCGGGACGGTCCTGAAGTAACTGATGAGGATTTAAAGAGCGATATTGTAATAACTGATGATATAGATTTTGAGAGGGTACGTGGATTTCGTGAGAATAAATTCAGCTTTGCTGATAGAACAGGACAGTTCCCACCTTGGGGAATGAGTAGATATACAATGATGTTCAAAGTGCACCGAATTATACAAAGAATGATGGGGGAAACATACCAAGATAAAGTATTTAAAGAGCTTAAAAAGACCAGGTTCCAACGTAAGCAGTTTACCAAGAGGATAAAAATATGAAGATGTACCTAGCTGGGGCAGAAAGCTTTACTGGTCTTCTAAAGGATATACCAGAAGCACAAAACCTACTCATTTCGTACTACGTGCTAAGAAAAGGAAGTCGTCAAAACAAAGTATTCAAAACTCTAAGTGGTAAGGACATTTTTGTAGATAGTGGGGCTTTTTCTGCACACACTCTTAAAATAAAAATAGATATTGATAAGTACATTGAATTTATAAAGAAGCATGAAAAGAAAATATCCGTTTACTGTGGTCTTGATGTTATTGGTGACGCTGGGCTAACCTTTTTAAACAATCTTTATATGGAAAAACACAATTTAAAACCATTAGTGACTTTCCACTTTAGCGAGGACTTTAGGTATTTACAGGAATACATTGAGCGTTACGACTATATTGCTCTCGGAGGTGTGGCACAATTAAAAGGAGATAGGAAGAAATTAAACAGGTGGCTTGAAACCTGTTTTCATTATATATCAAAAAAGAAGGGCTTGAAAGTTCATGGCTTTGCTATATTCACACCAAAACTACTTCTTCGCTATCCGTTTTATAGTGTCGATGCAAGTTCTTGGTTAATAGGAAGTAGTCTTGGGAATCTAATGCTTCCACGAAAGGACCACTTTAAGATAGTTCATTGCTCAGATAAAAAAGGTTTAATGAAACATGCAAAGGAAATCCAGAAAGTTTACCCAAACATTCTTGACTTAATTGATGAAAAGGGTGATAATGTACATAAGTTAAAGTACAAAAACAGGCTTACATATAATGCGATTGCAGTCAACAAGTTCGCAAGCTATTGTACAGAGGTTTGGGAAAAGAGAGGAGTTGTGTGGAAGGATTAAAATGGTAGAAGAAAAACAAAAAATAAAAGATGCCTCAGTAGATATTAACTTCAAGGGACAACACGAAGTTATTTTAGTATCACTAGATGAAATACAGCCAAACGACTATAACCCCAATATTATGGAGGAGAATATATTGGAACAGTTGGTAGATAGAATGAAAAAAGAAGGAATTCTCCAACCCCTCCTTCTAAGGAAACTTGACCAACCAAAAGACAAAATAAAATATATAATCATCGATGGTGAGAATAGGTATAGAGCCGCCATAAGAGCTGAATACAAACAATCTCCAGCTATTATCATTGATAAAGACCTACCAGAAGCAATGATTTCCACCATCAATATGAATAAAATCAAAGGTCAATTTGACACTATTAAATTGGCGGAGGTTATTCACGCCCTCCATGAAACATATTCGATAGAGGAATTAGAAGATAAATTAGGATACACACGTGAGGAGGTTACTGGTCTAGAGAACTTACTTGACTTTGATATGGATGCATTTGAGGACCAATCAGAGGACTTGGATAAGGTTGTTCCTGATGAGTACCGTTTCGAGGTTATCTTAACTGCCGCACAATATGAAATGGTAGAGGGTGCTTTAGACCTAGCAAGTGGTCGTGATACTGCTAACAGTCTTGTTATAATCTGTGAAAGTTACTTAAAAGAAACACACAAAGAGAAACAGAAAGAGGCCGATAAAGAAAAGGCAGTCAAGAAGAAAGACGGGAAAGAAAATAAACAAAAGAAGAAGAAGAAGGTGAAAGATGAAAAAAAGACCGCCCGAACTTGAAGGAGCATTACCCACACCAAAAGATATAACTGCCGTTGCTCAAAATATTGATTCTAGTAATATAAACAAAATAGCTTTACGAAGAGGCAAGGTTAGAGAGCTTGTAAGGATGGGGTACGAACCTCACCAAATTGTTCTTATCCTCGACAAGGGAATCAAGCTTGCTGATAAAACTCTAATTAAGGTTCCAATTTCAAACGCTATTGTTAAAAGCGATATAATATACATAAGACAAGAAGACGCATCTAAGGATGTGGATTTTATAGAAAAGCGGGCAGAGATATTAGACAAGCTGTCCTTTCTCTATAATAGAGCAGTTAGTGAGTTTATAGGCGGAAAGGGGGCTGTAAAAAATAGTTTCCTTAACACAGCACTTGCGGTTCTAGGTAAGATAGTAGAGATAGAGGGAATCAAATCACCAGAAGAGATTAAGTTTGACCTTAGTGCAGAAGCTAAAGTGGCTAAGTTTGCAACAACTGTCCACGAGCTAGACGAAAATGACAGAGAAGCTATCATCGGTTCAATTAGAAAAGTTCTTGAAAAGCGTCAACCTGAAGGAGTTGGAGGCGTTCGAATTCCTAGCAAGCAACCCAGAGTACCAGTACTATCCAGTGACAATGCAGGAGTTTCTGGAAAGTCCTAACTTCGTTACCGAACAAGACGCTCCAAGACCTTACAATAAACAGCTACTCATTGAAATCTTCGATAGCTTTACCAATTTTAATGAGTTCGAGAACCTAGGTAAATACGAGGAGGTTCTATACATCGCTGGTATTGGCTCTGGGAAGAGCTACATCTCCTCAATGGCTATCGTTTACATTATCTACCGCCTTCTTTGCTTAAAAGACCCACAAAAATACTTTAACTTTGCTAAAGGAACAAGGATTGCTTTTGTTAATATCTCAAAGTCCTTTAGCCAAGCAAAGGATATTGTGTTCGGTGAGATTAAGAATAGGATTGATAACAACCAGTGGTTTCAAAATTTCTATCCACCAGACCCGAAAATCAAAACAAAACTAAGACTTCCAAAGAATATATATATTCTCCCACTTGGTTCTAACGAAGAATCCCCTCTTGGATATAATATTTTTGGGGCGGTTATCGACGAGGCTTCCTTCCACACTCTCACAAGAGATAAAGACTACGCAGAGGAATCATATAACCAGATAAAAAAACGTATTCGTTCTCGATTCTTAACAAAGGGTAAGATGTTTATTATCACATCACCACGATACATCTACGACTTTGCTGAGAAAAAATGGGAGGATGAGGAAACTAATGTTAAGGTTTTTAGGAGAAGGGCAACCCTCTGGGATGCAATACCACCAAATATGCTCTCTGGAGATAAATTTGACCTTGGTAAGTATCTACCAACATATAAAGGAAAAGGAATGTTGGTACCAACCGAGTACGAAGATGAATTTAGACAAAATCCAGAGAGGGCAATGAGAGACTATGGAGCACAGCCGTCTATGGCTATTCAAGGGTTCTTCAATGACCCAGATATTATCACAGCTAATGCTAATTATAAAAGAAAGCATCCAATCAGCACTAAGACTGGGGACTTCTATGAGTGGTTCTATAATCGTAAAAGTGATGAGCAATACGATTCTGATAGGAGATTTATTCATATCGACCTTGGACTAAACAAGGAGGGTAGGGGTGACTGTGCGGGGCTTGCAATGGGTAAGTTTGATGGTTGGGTCACATCTAAAAGCTCGGAAGGCAAGATAGAAAAAAAACCTAAGGTATTCATTGACCTTATGTTACAGATAAAGGCTAGACCAAGAGACGAAATTAAGTTTGAGGAGATTAGACAAATTGTTTACAAATTGAGAGATATTGGCTACAACATACATAAGGTTACATTTGACGGGTGGCAATCGGTAGATAGTGTCCAGACATTGAAATCTGCTGGTTTCAACGCAGATTTCCTATCTGTAGATAGAAACGCCGAAGCTTACTACACACTTAAATCTTCACTTCTGGACAAAAGATTGAACTATTATTACTACAAACCCCTCGTTCAGGAACTACAACAGCTAGAGGAGGTCAAGGCAACGAAAATAGACCACCCTAGGGGTGGTAGTAAGGATGTAGCAGACGCTGTTGCTGGTGTATGCTTCCACGCCGCTCAAGGAAAACCTGGACTTGGTTTCAAAACCATTGGTTAATACTTGACAAATCTTTTAAAAGTAATGTATTCTTATTTAAAGGAACTATTTTTCTGAAAAAACCATGAAAATCCCAAAAGTTTTAGAAAAAACTGTCTTAGAAAGCGACAATGTTAAAGGCAGAATAGCTACCGAAAAAACCAGATGGGAAGAAACAAAGAAGGAAGACATTGCCCTAATGGAGAAAACTCTCTCAGAGAGTTTAAATAAGACCTTCAAAAAAGAATCTGAAAAACTAAAGACCTCTTATAATAAGGAAGTTGTTAAAACAGTTAACAAAGCATTAGAGGCGGCAAAGAAGGACTGGTCTTTTGAAACCGCTAAAGCACTCGATAGTAGATTTACTCGCTCAAGGAAGTATGTTTCAAGCGCTGGTTATGGACAATCTGAGGGTTTTCTAGCTAATATTCTTCAATCAGGGAAGAATTGGAGTACCCTCTCTACACTGTTTAGCGACTCTCCTGGTTCAATACAAAGTGCTTCTAGGATTAGAGACGCTGTTCTTGGTAGTGGTTATGTAATTAAACCACCAGTTTTGGGTAAAAAAGGAACCAAAAAGGACCTAAAGAAGTTAATTGATTTTTTTGATGCCCCCAATCCAGATGATACGATAGAAACATTACTAGATACATGTATTGAGAACTACCTAGCTTACGGTAATTATTACTTAGAGAAAGTCCCAACCAAGAGAACCAGAAAAAGTAAGAATATGGAAGTTGCTTCCCTTTATAACCTTGACCCAACAAAGATAACTATTTTGGTCGATGCGGAGAAAAAGAAAAAGGGAGTAATTGAGAAGGTAGGATATAAACGCAGAACAGACCGAAACAAATCTGTTATTTACTCTCTAAATGAAATTCTTCAGTCCAGAAGACCAAACAGGGGGTCTGGTCCATACGGACGAGCAGTACTAGAAGATAACTCTGCTTCCCTACAACTACTTCTTAGGGCTTTAACATACAATATTAATATTCTTAGGAATGGGGGTCGCCCACCAATTCAGCTAATGCTCCCAGAGGATTCCACAGAGGCGGATGCCGATAGTGTTTCAGCGTGGTTTGAAAAGAACTATATGGGACCACATAACGCTGGAAAGACGCTGATTTCATTTAAGGGTGCTAAAGCAGAAAAGTTAGGGGTTTCTCCAGAAGAAATGTCCTACTTAGAGCTCCTTAGATTCGGTATAAGGCTCGTTGCGGGTCAGTACGGGGTTCCCCTACTACTAATTGGGTTTCCAGAAGGTACGAACCGAGCAACAGCTTCCGAGGCAAGGCGGTCATTCTACCTAACAAATATCTTTAAGATGAGAAAGCTAATTTCACAGAAGTTTACAAAGGAAATAATTCAAGATGGGTTAGGGATAAAAGGATGGAGATTAGACTTTAAGTCTGCTGGATTAGAAGAGTCTGAAGCGTCAAGACGAGACTTTATGACTGCTCGAGATAAGGGACTTTACTCCTTCAATGAAACTAGGGTATCAATGGGACAACTGCCAATAGACGCTCCGTGGGCTAACAAATTCTTCTTGGTCGGTACAAAGAACGACTCCCTTATTGAGGTTGAGGATGCAATAGGGAGAGAGCCAGATGATTCTACTGATGACAAACCGAATCAAAAACCTGATGTAAAGCCTGGGGAACATAATCCAGACCAAGACGACCAATCCCACGACGAATAATAGACTGTTGCCCTTTTGTTTATTTTATGGTATAATAGGGCTAACTTAGGATTAGGTTTAGTAAGGAGGTGCTTAAAATGCCAGGACCACAAAATATTCCCAATGCTGGACAAAAAACAGTTCGTGCCAATATGAAGGTTAAATCCTTCATCCTTTCTGTTACAGACGCATTAGATACCAAGAAATTAAAAAAGTTTGAAGAGGCGATTAATTCTTTCCTTGAAACTATTGACAACCAAAAGAGGTTCCTTAACGGGCGTAACTCCTATGCGTTAGGTGATAACATACATACAATGGTATGGTATCTCGAAAAGATACCTAATGAACCAGTAGCGACCCCATTTGGAAAGAAAGATGCAAAACCAGATACTAATACCAAGACAACGGGAAATAAATGAGACAGAAGAAATCTCAATGCCCCTTGTTAAATGTGACGTATGTGGAAACCTAACAACATCGGGACTGCACCAGATACGATTAAAAATGGTAAGAAAGGCGTACTTTAAGAAGGATGAAATAACTAACCAATTAGTAAAAGTACCGCCTGTTATGAAACGAGTAGATGTTTATATGTGTACTAATTGTGTTAAGGGGGAAAAGAAATGGCCAGGAAGAAATCCAATATATCCAAAGTAGAAACAGGTGTAGATATTTGTTACGACGTTCCCATAACAATTGGTTATGATATGGATAGAGTTGTTGGACACGCTACTTTTTATAAGGATAGATTACCTAAGAACCCGAATTTCGAATTACTACTATCTAAGGAATGCAAAGGAGATTTCGATAAAAACGAGGTAAAAGAGTATCAAATATTACAAATAGCTTTAGTAGAAACAAGGATAAAAGATGAAAAAGATAGATAGGTTAAAAGAACTAGAGAAGATAGCCGAGAAGCTTGGTATCGGGCTGAATAAAGATGTTGTATGCGTTGGTTGTGGGAAAGAGCTTAAACTAAATAAAGCAGTCGTTATCACAAATGGTAAGAGGGTAACCTATCTCTGTAAAGACTGTAACAAGAAACTAGAGAGTGGGGAACTAGAAAAGAAGCCAGGTATAGGAGGTATAGATGACAAGCTGTTAGAAAAATTAAAGAAGCTAAGAGAACCAGTACCAGGGGATAGCTTACCAAGAGATATATACCCCGTACCGTGGCAACCCTACAAACCCGAACCGTTGCCAACAGGTCCGTACATAAGCCCGACTACCGACAGGTATTACAGAAACACAGATTATATAGTTTCGCATATGAATAACGATGCGGTTGATTTTTATAAAATAGAACCTAATTATGCCAATCAAACAGACAAAGGTACCGAAAGGTAAGAAAGAAAAAAAAGAGGAACAAAAGCCTCTTATAAATGTAACGCTACCTGTCCCAGAGAGTATGGACCCTAAGTCCTTTCTACCTGTGGGACAACATAACGCCTGTGCTCAAAAGAACTTCCAGGAGGTTTCTAGAGTTCTTATGATGCTTCTTAATAACCAGAAGCTAGTTGGTAATGCAGTTGCCGCACAAGCTAAGGCGGTTGATAAGTTACAGAAAAGCGATAAGAAAATATTGAATATTATGAAAAAAATATTAGAGGAGGATGATAATGGAAAATGACCCAATAATTGACGACAAAGCAGAGCTAGATAAGTTTAAGTTTGATACCTTTAATGAACGTCTAAAGAAGCGTGAGATATGGGTTAATACAGGTATTACCAGCTCTCTGGTCGAAATTCTCTATACCAATTTAATTAAGTTACAAGAGGAGTCCACTCACCTACCAATCAAGGTCATTATTAATTCTACGGGTGGGTACCTCTACGAATCAGTTGTTGCCACAGATATTATGGGGACACTTAGTTGTCCTGTTACCACTATCGCTTTGGCAAATGCCGTCTCAGGTGGATTTATTATCTTTATGGGTGGAAACGAGCGTATTTGTCACGATTATACTAATTTAATGATGCATGCCGTAGGAATGAGAGTAATGGATAAAACCCCAGATATTTCAGAACAGGTTGAGCATGTTAAGTATACCCAAGCCAAAATGGCTAAGTTCTTTGCTTATCAGACTGGGGGCAAAACAACACCAGAATACTGGACAGAATTATTCGATAGTGGAAAAGATAAGTGGTTTACAATCGAAGAGGCAATAAAGCTGGGCATTGTTAATAAGGTAATAAAACGACATTCTATGATTGACCCTACTTTCGTAGCTCGCCCACCCCATACTTGGGATATTATAGATATAGGAAGGAGTCAATTATAATGCAGGGAGATACTAAAACACAGGGGTTTGAAAAAGCTGGTCAAAGTTCCCTTGTTGTCGAACCAGGAGAATGTTCAGAATGTATGAAAAAGTTTGGGGAACGGGGCAGAAAGTCTGGATTAGTTAATGTTGTAACAGCAAGGGGACAAGATACTTGGTGCCAAGAATGTTTTGAAAAGGGCTTAGAAGAAGGAACCTGTAAGAAGGTTAAGAAGCTAACTAAGAAAGAGAAGAAACAATTAAAGAAAGAAAAGAAGTTAGCCAAATTCTCTCTAGGGGTTAAGAATGTTAAGAGAAATAAAAAAGGGGAAATTGATGATATGGAATTAGTCGAAATTAGTATTGTAGGTAAAGATGACCCGAAGGTGGTTGTGTTAGATGAAAAGGGGAAATGAAAAAAAGAAGCACCCAAAATGTATCAACTGCGGTAGGGAACTAATCCCTTACATCTGTACCAAGAAGGATGGGTTCCCAAAGCTAGTAGGAAAACACGACGGGCATTCCTACAAATGTAAATGTATGAGAAAAGACCTTATTATCTCGATAGGCTGAAGTTATGAAAACACCAAAGAAACATGAATGTAAAAACCCAGTAGAGTTACCTAAAGATGATTATCTTTATGGAGCCGCAATAGATAACCTTTTCTATGACGAAGAAGCAAAGTGCTGGATTGCTGATAATGGAGAGTATGGTTCCCCAATAGCTTTCTGCCCTTGGTGTGGGGAACGGTTAAAATAGAAAAATGAAGATACTCATTTATGGAGATTATAGAAAATGGAAAAGTGGATACGCTCGGGAGATTCGAGATATTCTACCGCACCTTAAAAAAGGAAATGATGTTAGACAGGTAGCTCTGGGCTACAATGGTTATCCAATAGATACTGATATGGTTGTTTACCACGCCCAAACACCAGAGACAAAAGACCATTACGCCCCAGAGGTTTTACATTACGCCTTAGACGACTTCCAACCAGATATAGTTTTAACAGTTCAAGACTTCTGGGTATTGCCTAAACTCTCATTTGTACTCGCCCACCCTGGTAAGTTCAAATGGGTTCATTGGGGAACATTGGATGCAGAACCCCTAGATTTCTATTCAAGGGAGTCATTGAAGTGGATGCATTACTGCTTCTGGCAATCCCATTTTGGAGCGATACAAACAAAGATGGTGGAACCAGGATTGCTGGGGGAGGTTATCTATCCTTCCGTTGACCCAAAGATATTTCACCAGTTGGATAAGGAGGCTCTCCGTAAGGAATTTAAACTAGATACCTTCCAGGTTCTTATTTGTAATGCACGGGGGCAGCTAAGAAAGAATGTTCCTGTCTTACTAGACGCTTTCAAAGGGGTAGTTAAGGAACTACCAGATACTTGTCTTATTTTATCTTCGGGGATTAAAAATACTAAAACTGACAAGGGAACATTCGATGGACATGATTTAGAAAGGTTTGTTAGTGAGGCAGGTTTAATCGACTATGTGCTTCTACCAAGGGGTATGGACAGGGGGGCGATTGACGACAAGACTCTCAACATCCAATACAACCTTGCGGATATAAATATACTCCCATCGTGGGGAGAGGGATTCGGACTACCTTTTATTGAGGCAGGGATTTCAAATGTACCTTCTATCGGAGTTAATAATTCGGCAGTTAGCGAAATTGTAAAGAACAGGGGAATACTAATTGAACCAAGAGCATATACCTATAACCAAGATGGTTCGAGATACTCCCTTTGTCACCCAGACGATTTGAAAGAGGCGATTATCAAACTACTCAAAGATGAGAAACTAAGGACCAAGTACGGAAAGGCAGCCCACGAGTTTGCAGAAAAACTTACTCCAGAGAGCAGAGCAACCCAGATGTTGAAGGTCTTTAAAAAATTAATAAAGGATAAAGCAGAACCATTAGCAAGAAGGTAACTAATTCCATTCCGTTAACTTGGGTTTGGTTGGATTATATTACTATATGAAGTTATTTAAATTCATTTGTGCTAGGTTGGGGCAAATTTTATTTGATTAAGACAAATTTAGTTCGCTTACATTATCTTTGATTTCGTTTTTGTCACTTTTGATTGTTTCGAGTCTTTTTAATTTTAATTACATTAATATGTTCTTTGTGCCGTATCAACTCAAATTATATTTGGTTGAACTAAGTTCTCTTGAGCCGTTTTATAATTGATTGTAGTAAATTAAATTAGCATATATTTTAAATTATTTTGTGTCGAGATGAACTAGTGTTTTTTGTTTTATCTTGAACTTTATTCGCATGAGTTAGGATAGGTTTGATTTTATTAGCCTTGATTTTATTCTATTTGAGTATATTACAGTAAGTTAAATTAACATGTTCTTTAACGTCTTTTGATTCGAGTTGTATTGCTCTGTAATAGATTGAATTAGTGTATATTTTACATTTTCTTTAGGTCGATTAAGTTGGGTCGTGTTAAACCAGATTCATTTGGAATTGATTACATTATATTTACTGTCTTGAAAATTAAGAAAAGAGGTGAAAACAAGTGAAAACATACAAAGTCAAAATAGAGTTCGTTACCGATTACTTACAAGCACGCTTCACAGAAAATGCTCAGAAGGAACTAGAAAACTTCATTAGCAAAGGAATCTGTAAGAGCGAAGAAGATAGTTGGAAGGTATTTCTCTACGCTGACGATAAGAATGGTATCTATCTGCCTAATATTCACATTAGGCATGCTTTAGTAAATTCTGGAAAAGAGTTTAAAGTTAAGAAGCAGAGAAGGAGCATGAAGCAATGGGTTACTTCAAACATTCTAGTCGAGCCACAGGAGATTTTCTTCGGTAAGAAGGACCCAGACAAGGTTATTGAAAGCTACCCCAAGAGGAAGGACGGTAGCCGTGTCAAGGTAAAGCACCCTGCTATGCTGGCAGGAACGAAGGTCGACTTCCTCATAAAATCGTTAGACGATACTATGGAGGATAAAGCGATTAAAGACCTAGTAGAGATGGCTGGCAAGATGTACGGTATCGGTGGAAGAAGAGCCGATATGTTCGGTAGGTTCGAAGTGGTAGAATTCAAGAAGCAGTAAATTGATTTTTATCGTTTCTTATTGGTTCATATCGTTCTCCATTAAATTAAATTACATTAACATCTACGTTGCTTTACGTTGGGGTGTATCGTGTTCCGTTTGATTTAACTGGAATAACTTACATTAATGTTTAATTTCTCTTTCCTTAGCGCGCATTGGTTCTTTTCTTTTTACGTTCCTGTAAAGTAAGTTGAATTTACTTAAATTCTGTAGGAGGATAAAAGAATGGTAATAGGGTTTGACGTAGATGGATGTCTAATAGACGAGAAAGATAACGCCAGAGCAGATATAATAGAATTACTTAAAGCACTAAGTGAGGGTAATACTATTGTTGTCTGGTCTGGTGGTGGGGCGGGGTATGCTAAAATGTGGATAGACAGATTAGGATTAGATAAGTTTGTCGATACTCACGGGCATAAATTAGAACCATACCCGTTCAAGGTAGATATTGCTATCGACGACCAAGAGGTTGAGTTAGGTAAGTTTAATATAAAGGTTTAGAAATGAAAAAAAATTACGAACCAGAAATGGGTCAGATGGGCTTCGGTAATCCGTGGGGGCGTTATGAGTGTGCGGACTTCGTTTGGGCTCTTTTGTCTGAACTCTTAGCCGTAATTGGGCGGGTCTACTGGAATAGAAACCAAAAAGAGTGGAGATATATTGACGACCCCGAAATACCTGGTATAGAAGTTCGGGCATATTATTGGGGAGAGGATGAGAAGGAAGCTAAAAAACCCAACTTCAAGTTTGAGGATATAGAAATACGCTGGTATAAACACCCTGGTCGTGGGATGAGTTTAAACAGAACCCTAAGCGAAAAGGAGTGGAGGAAATGGTTTGATAGGTGTCTGAAGGCAATTAGGGATTCAGAGCCACCACTTTACTAAAATGAGAACTCAATCTGGTTGCCCACTATGCGAAAAAGAAACTTTTAGGTTCTTCGTAACCTTCTGTCGGTCCCATCCCGACACCCCGCTTGTCGTCAGTACTGACCACAAACCTGATTTTAGCAGTGATGAAAAGGAACTGCTAAAGAAGATGTTTCCTAATCGGAAGATACGGTGGGTACAGCGTTCTATTAAAGACCACGCTCACTGTCACATTGAGGGGGTGAAATAAATGATTAAACTTAACGAGGTTGTTATTGAGCCATTAGACAACGGTTACCTACTTACTGGACGTTGGGAACATGTGGAAAAGTATACCCATAGAAAGATAGCTCTTAGCAATGAGGATAAGGTAATTGCTAAAATTAAAGAGTGGTTAGAGGGCGGAGATTCAAGTGAAGGATAAAGTTTCAATTATTACTCCTACGTGGAATAAGGTTGAATTTCTAAAGCAGATGATGGAGTCAATAGAAAAGAATACAAGCTGGCCATTTGAACTCATTGTTGTAGATAACGACTCAATGGACGGGACCCAAGACTATATACTTAACGCTGGGTTTAAGATGGACGGGCAGTTTCTAAAGAATGAGGAAAATATGGGGTTCGCAATACCCAACAACCAGGCGGTAAAGGTTGCCAAAGGTAACTTCATCTGCTTTTTGAATAATGATACAATTGTTACAAAGGGGTGGCTTACTGCTATGATGAATGTGTTTACAGAGGAAAAAGCAGTAGGTATAGTAGGAGCAAGACTTATTCACCCAGGTAAGGGGACAATACAGCATGCAGGAGTTATGGAGTTCAAATCGGGGGTCCCAGACCACATCTATTTTAAGAAGCCAATGGATTACCCACCAGCAATGATTCGGAAGACCTACCCGTTCGTTACTGGGGCGTGTCTAGTAACGCCTAAGGCACTATTCGAGGAAATAGGGGGGTTTGATGAGCAGTTTTGGTGTGGGTGGGAAGATATGGACTATTGTCAAAAGGTAAGGCAAAAAGGATATAGAATCTACTATGAACCAACATCTTTAGTGTATCATTATGAATCAAGAACAGAGGGTAGATATAGTAAAGAAGGTAGTAATTTTAGCTTATATGTTTCGCGTTGGGTTCTTGGTGGGAAACAGGGATGAAAAGCTTTCCGATACAAGAAGAGCAACATAAAAAGCTAGAGGAAATACTTAGAAAAATCTCTGATGATATCGGTGGGCAGTTCAATTCCCAAGTTGAGCAGACGACCAAATTCCTAAAGGAGGAGCTAAGTTGGGGACAGTTCAATTTACTGGTAGAATCAATCGAGAGATTTTTTAAGGATAGTGATGGACCAGATAATTAAAACACCAGTACAAATATTCATTAACGATAAATTCTTTTGTGTTGCAAATGAAGTTGAAATAACAAGACGTTCTAACAAGTTTAAAAAAGAACTAATTCCTGATAATATAAAGTTACAACCAGGTCAATTTACAGGGGTAGTTATAAACATTAAGAAGCCACCTAGAACAAAGAAAGAGAAGAAAGAAATTAAGAAGACACTTAAAGTGGAAACTTATGATGATTTTTTTCAAAGAATGGTTAAGGCAGTAGATGACCCAGAGGCACATACGCCAGTAGATTTAGACACAGTTCAGTTTACAGGTCATAAAGAAGGAGGTTAAGTTATGGTAAAGGCAAAACAAACCAAGCCAAAGGCGAAGGTACAGGAAACAAAGCAGGTAGTACAAACAATAGTAGAACCCCAGAAACCGATAAAGACCTTACGAACCCGAATTGATGAGGTCGTCAATGAGTATTATGAAAACAAAAGGGAATTGAAAAAACAAATCTTCAATCTAGCCCAGAGAGTCCTTCACCCAGAACAATTTTGTCCTAAATGCGACGAGAGAATGTTCTTCCAAGCCGCCCCAGCGTTATACGATTGTCCAAACTGTGGTTATCAAGTTGCTCTTAATCAAGCGGCGGCGACAGTAACCAGACCAGCAACACCAGGGGCAGTTCCAAAAGAGGTAGAGCAAATGATAAGTAACGTAGAGCAAGATATGAAAACACCCGAACGTATTAAAAGACCATCGACAAAAGGAGAAAAAATAAGAGCCGCAGTCGCTAAAAGGGACGGGGTAGGTCCGCCAACGGCAATAGATAAACGACGAATCAAACAAGACCCTAATGTGATGGGGGAGGCTAATTGGGTGTAAAGATGGATAAGTTCTTTCCTAAAATACGTATTGGCTGTCTTAACGACCACTTCGATATTCTTGGGGGTGGGACTGTTCACTCTTTTAAATTCCTTGAATACCTCAAAGAATACTACGATATAGATGTCTTCCTACCAAAAGCTCCAAAGACAGAGGAGTGGATGAAAACTCTCCTTAATTTGGATACCAAAGGACTTACCTTTAAAACCTACGCTAAGGGGGTCGGGGAGAAATACAATTATATGTTCCTTAATATCTCTCATTGGAGAGCAGAAGAAACAATTGCTTTAAAGAAATATATGCTTGTTTTCTTTCCACAATTCTTCTTTCCTATATTCGATTATGAATTTCTAGCTAACTCTAAATACACAAAAAAGAATATTGTTAAAAGATGGAAACGAACCGCAGAAAAGATTCACGTTATCTACCCACCAATTATGACCTCCCAATTTACTCCTGGTGAAAAGAAGAACTACATCATGCATGTTAGTAGAATAACTCCCCCCGTACCTGAAGCCGATAAGGGACATAGGCAAATGATTCAAGCGTTTAAGGATATGGTCGAGGGAGGACTCAAGGGGTGGACATTCTATATGGTTGGTCAGGTACAAGATAGAACGTACCTACAAGAATTAACCAGAATGGCAGCAGGATACCCAATTAAAATCTTAGAGGGAATACCATTTTCCAACCTAACAAAACTTTACTCCGAGTCTAAAATTTATTGGCATATGACAGGAGTAACCCTACCGAAAGAACCAGGAGCGCAGGAACATTTCGGAATGACAACGGTTGAAGCAATGTCCTCTGGGGCAGTCCCAGTCGCATTAAACACAGGAGGACAATCAGAAATAATTATAGATAAGGTAAGTGGGTTTCTTGTAAAAGGAGTAGATGAACTTAAAGATAAAACTCTCTCTCTTATAAAAAACGAGAAGCTGCTAGAGAAGATGTCCAAGCAGGCAATTGAGAGAAGTAAGCATTTTGATGAGGAGGTAAGTAAAAAGAATCTTTTCTCCGTGGTTAGTAAAACCGACAAGGTTAGTATTATTACCCTCTGTTACAACAATTCTAAATTTACTAAGGAGTGTATTGAAAGACTTTACGAAGTAACCCCACCAGGATTCGAGCTAATTCTTGTTGATAACGCCTCAGAAGATAATACAAAGGGAGTTTTGAAGAATCTAAAGAAAACCTATTCAGGGAAGGGGCATGACATTAAATGTATTTTTAACAAAAAGAATCACGGGTTCGCAAAAGGAAACAACATAGGACTTGCCAAAGCAACAAGACCTTATATTTGTTACCTAAACAATGATACCCTTCCACAATGGGGCTGGTTAGAACGCATGGTGGATGTGTTAGAAACGAAAAAGGATGCTGGGGTAGTTGGGGCAAAGTTATACTTCCCCAAAACTAAAGGAGGCGAATGGAAAGTACAGCATGCTGGGGTAGAGCTAACTAGAGAAGGAAAGCCCAACCACATAGGACGGTACCAATTAGATAAACAAGTTAGGAAAGTTGGTATTGAAGAAGTAATTGCGGTTACAGGGGCTTGCATGCTGGTAAGAAAGGGTTTAGCAGAGTTCAATGAAAAGTTTGTTAGGGGGTACTTCGAAGATATCGACCTTTGTTTTAGAGCTAACTTGGCTAAATATAAAACGTATATAAATCATGAAGCCAAGCTAATTCATTATGAGGGGAAAACTCAAGATATAGCGAAAAGACGGGATAGAGAATTATTTGATAGGATAAGTGAAAAGAACAAAGAACTATTCCACAAACTTTGGGATAAGAAAATGAGTAAGCTATCAAAGGTCTCTGGGGTAGTGGATGTAGTAGGAGTAGAGGGGGTCAACAACGTAGAAATAGGTGGGGGGAATAATCCATTATACCCAGGATATACCCAAGTCGATTTATTAGATATTCCTAGGATTAAGTACAAAAATGACGCAAGGCTTCTTCCATTTGCTACAAGCTCGTTATCTAACATTTGTGCTTGTTATGTGCTCCAATGCTTAACTCAACCAGAGGCAGAGGTTGCTATAAAAGAGTGGTTCCGATGCTTAAAGCCTGGTGGGAAACTTGAGATTCATGTGCCAAATATAGATAAAGCATTTCGCTCTTTCATCGCAGACCACGATAGTGATGTACTAAAGGAGATTTATGGAGAACAAGATACCGAATTAAACCACTACAATTGGGGGTGGGATTTCACTACATTGGAACAACTACTCTCTAGAGCCAATTTCGTACGATTAGGGTATATCAACCCACCAGAACATAGACCAGACTCATTATCAGTTAAGGTTTTTAAACCAGGAGGAGCGAAATAATGTTCAATAATAGAATAGGTGTGGGTATCATATCTTGGGACAGACCACAATACTTAGAACAGCTTATTAATACACTTGAGAAGAACGATTTGCACAATACGGAATTTCATCTATTTCAAGATGGGGCGGTCTGTAAATTTACTGATGTAGAACTAACCAATCCCCACAATATTCTTAAAAGTATTAAAGTATTCCACAGCTCAAGTCTTCCTAATAAACATCTCCATCTTCAAGATAAAAATGTATCTGTTGCTATCAATCAATTTGAAGCAATGGGGGTTCTTTGTCAGAATTACGAACATTTTATCTTCCTAGAAAATGATGTAGTTCTTAGTCCTAACTTTGTAACTTTAGCAAAGAAGATACTAAAGCAATTTGAGAAGGATAAAAGGGTTGCTTGCGTCTCACCAGGTTTTAAGCTTCTTTGTAAAAAAGATGTTATTGAGAAGAATCTTGATAGATTGATATTTAAAAGGGGACATTTTTGGACAGAAATATGCTGGTCAGAGAAGTGGAAAAAAATAGAAAAGGCATACTTACCATATTACGATATTGTTAAAGATGTGGCATACAGAGAAAGAAGTTCTAATATGATTAACAACCTTTTCGAAAAAAGTGGGTATAAAATGTTAGCGACCTCGCAAGATAACGGTAAAGATTGGGCAATTAGTATGGCGGAAATGAGACGAGTTAGGATGGTCGTTAATAGGGCGACTGGGATTGGTGACTATGGAATACATAGTACTCCAGAAAAGTTAAAGCAACATAGAGATGGGCATAATAAAATATATTCCTCTAAGGAAGAATTAGATATAAAGGAGTTTAGGTTATGATAAAAAATTACATACAAGTTAAAAAACAAAGAGAGGAGTGGGCTAAAGGTGCAAATATAGATTGTGCAATGCTTGCTGGTAGTATTAAATACCTCCTATTCAAAGACCTAGCAAACCTTAAAATCAATTTACAAGATAAACGGGTCGTGCAATTTGGGTGTCTAAAGGGTGGTCTAATGATGGGACTTATGGAAAAGGCATCGTACGTTCATGCGGTAGATTTCTCCTCGACAATGTTAAAACTTACCCTTGAAACAATTTTTAGTGCTGGGGTTCAACATCACTCCCTATCCACAATAATAAGGGACTT